AGTAGGCGTTCAATCGCCAAATCTGGTCTTACCTTTGCCATGTTACTTATATATCGCTTTAATTACATCACTAGATTTCTTCGCGGGTGGGTAAACCTTGCTTACTTCGCCGGTCACTTCGTCGATTACCGTCATGCCTTCGTAGGGCAAACCTTTCAAAAAAGATTCCCGCTCTTTTACCTTCGCAGTCAATTCACACCATACTGGATCATTCGAGTAATCCGCGCGGCTTGTCTGCGAGTATTGGACTTCTACGTTCCCGTACCCCTGCTTACCACCTGAACGTGCTAGTTCGTTGATTAACGCGTCTTTGAACGCAGGATTCTTCGAGATAAGTTCAATTAGTTTTTCGTACTTTTTAAGCTGTGCGATAACTTTAACAGGATTTTCCTGACCTTCTGCAACGCTACTGACAACAACGTTTGCAAGTGATTCAAGGTCTTTTTTTGTTGCCTCGTTAAGAGTGCTAATTGCTAAATTTGACATGTTACTAAAATTTGATATGAGAAATTATTAAATTAGGTGCTGTACTAAGAACCGCGTAAAACCGTCCACAGTGAACGAAATACGTTAAAATGTCACTATGATACCCGCGTGGAAACTTAACGCCGTCAGCGGGTTCTGTGTGCTTTTCTGCGGATTGGTAGGCTGCGAACAACCTACCGTTTGTGATGCCGCGTGGTGTGAAGAGGGTCATGTAAGATGTTTTTTGTGTTACTACCTAGTCCGTTACGTGCGTTTCGATATACAAATATAACACCTTAATTTAGATTTACAAAACTTTTAGAAAAAAAAAACATTTTCACACCCCGAACTCGGCCCACATTTCCAGCTTCCTTTCGTTATCTGGGAACTGTTCCAGCCACTCCAAGAACGACTCTACATCAGTCGCTACGTAATACACGCCACCTGTCAACTCGATACGCCGTTTGTACTCCTTCTGCTTATCGCTCATACGATCTTTTGTCGCTGCGTTCTTTACTTCTATCTTGACGCTACGTCCGTCGATGTTCGCGCTTATGTCCGCCGTACCAACTTGCGTAGTTCCTCTTATGTACTTGCCGCCGCCTATCTTCTTTTGCCGACCGATGCAGTCCGTCACCACCTCCGAGTTGTCTACGTACCGACCTGAGGAACTAATTCGTTCAGCCTGCCAACCTTTCAAGCGTATCGCGCAAAGGATTAACCGTGTGAGGCCGTTTGTCTTAGTAGATTGTCCAAAATAATTAGGAAGGCTCCGCGCGTGGTCGGGGACGGATGGCCACTTATAGCGGTGAAACTCGGTGTATTTTTCTTTTAATTCTTTCATATATTCAGTTCTTGTATCTCTTTTGCTGTCATCTCGATCATGTAGCCAAATTGCAACGCCTTCACCAGGGCGAGGTGGTCGTTTAAGTAAGGGTTCGCCGCGGGTTTAGGAAGGATGCGTTGCCATTCGTCTTGTTTTGCGGTCACTTGGCGAATCGTGTAGATTATGCCGGGAATTGTTTTGTATTTGTAGTATTTTTTCATCTTGTGTTACTGTTTTAATTGTGTGACAAAGGTACGAAAGGCGAAAATTGTAACAAAATAGTAGTTGTACCAAAAGTTGTACCAAATCTTATAGGGCGTAACTATCTAATAATCAATATTGTACCAAAGTACCAAAACAAAAATCCCTTCTATATATAATAATACTACTATTGCTTTTAACAGTGTTGTAGTAGTGCTTACTATACCCTCTCTAATGCTTTAACATTTTACTAATTATTAATACAATATTTTTTAGCACTTTGGTACAAGTAAGATAAAGAATTAATAATCAATAAGTTAGTGTAACAAAATAGGGTTTAAAAGTTTGGTACAAGTTTGGTACAAGGTTGAATTTTTTGGTACACTTGCCACATTGCGGGGATTTTTGTATATTTGGCGTTAAACTTGCAAGTAAGTTGATGAAGAAAAAAGTAATAACGAACCCAACTGGAAAGGGCGGGTTTAAAGATAATCCGCAAAATAAAGCAAATGGACGATGGACAAAAGAAACATCCATCTCATATAACTATAATTACCTCATTAGACTAAGCCAATCCGAATTTGAAAAATTCAAACCACAAACAATCGCTCAAGAACTTGCGTACAATGCAATACTGGAAGCTAAGGGAGATTTGCCTTACCTAAAAGAAGTAACAGACCGTACAGAAGGAAAAGCTATACAAGCTATTGACCACACGACCGACGGCGAAAAAATCAACCAGGTGACGGTGTTTGAACTTCCAAGCAACGGGAGGGAAGAAAAATGAGTAATATTACCTACATACGCCCACAGGAGGGATACCAAACTCTATTCCTCTCATCTCCAGCGGATATAGTAATCGGCGGAGGTGCTGCGGGTGCAGGTAAAACATATTCACTATTATTAGAACCACTACACTACATTACCCGCGTGGATGGATTTGGTGGGGTTATATTCCGCCGTACTTCACCGCAAATCAAAGGAGAAGGCGGGCTTTGGGATACGTCTGTTTCAATCTATTCTGCATTATCGAACGCAGCGCAAAGGGAGTCATCGCTGGAGTGGGTGTTCACAACTCCAAAAGGCACTAAGAACCGTATTAAATTCAACCACCTGGAGTACGAAAAAAACAAACTTGATTGGCAAGGTACGCAAATACCTTTTATTGGATTTGACGAATTAACCCATTTTACCGAGTCGATGTTCTTCTATCTCCTAACGCGTAACAGGTCGGTTTGTGGGGTGAAACCTTATGTTCGCGCTACGTGCAATCCTGACCCAGATTCGTGGGTGGCCAGACTGATAGAGTGGTGGATTGATCAGGAGGAAAAATTACCCAACGGGAACCCAAATCCAAACTTTGGTTTTCCGATTCAGGAACGTTCTGGCGTTATACGCTACTTTGTCCGTTCGGGTGAGGACTATTATTGGTCGGAAACAAAAGAGGGATGCTACGAAGCCGCGAAGCACATTATAGATCCATTCCTCGAAAAAACAGGCGACACGGGACTAACTAAGGATGATTTTATTAAGTCAATAACGTTCGTTTCAGGTTCCATCTATCAAAACAAAAAACTCCTCGAAGTAAACCCAGCGTACCTTGCCAACCTTGCATCGCAAGACGAACAAACCAGGGCGCAACTCTTAGAAGGGAACTGGAAAGTAGTAATTTCAGAAAATGATATATACAGCTATTCCGATTTAGTAGGAGCGTTCGAGAATAAATACACGAACGACACAGGCGAAACCTACATAACAGCCGATATTGCCCTTCAGGGGTCAAACAAGTTCGTTGTCGGCGTTTGGAAAGGACAAACCTTAGTTGACATACACATCATGCTAAAATCGAACGGCAAGGAAGTGTTAGAAGCTATTACAGACCTTGCAAAGAAATACCGCGTACCTAACCGAAACATCGCGTTTGATGCAGACGGTGTTGGAGGGTACTTAGACGGGTTCTTACAAGGGGCGCAATCATTCAACGGGGGTGCAAAGGTTATCGAGGTGAAAGATGAAACGACAGGACGGGTGATAAAAGAGAATTACTTCAACCTAAAAGCACAGGTTTTTTACCGTTCTGGAGCCGCTGTTTCGCGCGGGGAGTACTCGATTTCACAGGAAGTTTCCGCAAAGATGTTTGATGAAAAGATGACCGTTCGGCAGCGTTTTATGTTCGAACGGAGTGCGATAAAACGCGACAAAGTTGACCAAGATGGAAAACTAAAGTTAATCCCGAAAGAAGAAATGAAAGTCAAACTAAACGGGGAATCACCGGATTTGTTTGATATGTTTGCAATGAGAGAATTTTTTAATTTAAAAGTAAAGAGAAAATGGCTAGTTGGTTAAAATGGTTGGGTTTTGCAAAAGACGCTAAACCCGCAATGCAGAAGAAAGAAAATATTATGCAGCTTGCGTATAGTTTTGTCGGTGGTCAAACAGTGGTTTGGCTGAATAATTCACGCGGTGAGTTTATCGACGCGGGTTACATGGCTGACAATATCGTATTTGCTTTGTCAAAGTGGAAAGCGAATAAGATTAAAAATTGTCCGTTCGTGCTGTATCGCGTAAAATCCAAGCGTAAATACGCAAAGTATAAGTCACTTATGACTAACCCGACAAACGAAAGTTTCCAAAAGGCGATGCAGCTAAAATCGCAGGCGATGGATATTGTGGAAGATCACGCATTACTTACCCTCCTCGACCAACCTAGCCAAGGCATGACTGGAGCCGAATTTAAGGAAGCTGAAATCACCTACCGCGATATGGTCGGTTCGTCCTACATTCGTATTCACAAGGGGCTTGGCTCGGGTAAAGTTACCGAGCTAGAACTTATTCCATCTCAAGAAGTAATGATTCGCGTGGGTGCTGATGGTTATCCAGCTTATTTGTCGCTTACTCGCAACCCTGATATTAACATACCTTACGACGAAATCATACAAACGCGGCACTTTAATCCCAAGTTTTCGTGGCAAGGGGAACACTTGTACGGGATGAGTATCTTAGAGTCTGCAAGTAAGCTACTTGTAAAACATCGCGAATCTATCGAAGCAGAAGCTGAAGCGTTCAAGAACAGGGGTGCAAGAGAGTTAATATTCCCACAGGACGGGAACTTTGCAGATTACGACGTTGAAACAATCAAAGCAGTCAACCAACAACTGAACGACAAACTAACAGAAGGTGGGAACGCGCGGGTTGTGGCTAATGCTATTCCGTTGGGTTCGATTAAGATAGGTATGTCACCCGTCGATTTAAACATACTTGAGTCCAACATTGAACTTAAAAAGGACTTCTGCGCGATGTACGGAATTTCGCCGTTGATATTCGATTGGTCTAACAATAGTACGTACAACAATCTCTTAGAAGCGCGTAAAATGTCGCTAATCGACGGCGTTATACCATACCAAGAGGATTTAAAGGATTCGCTTAATAAAAAGCTAGTTCCGCTTTTTGGTTCAGACTTAGTGTTGGATTGGGATTACCAAGCGTATCCAGAAATGCAGTCGGATTTGAAAGAACAAACCGACCGTCTTGCGAAGTCGTTTTGGCTCACCGTCGATGAAAAACGCATGGAACAAGACTATCCTGCACTTAACACGCCTAATTCGCAAATGCCGTTGGTGCCGTCCAATCTAACAAATCTCGACGACTTAGGTATGGATTCTCCTACATTAAATTTGCCTAACGATGCAGGATTATAAGCAAATAGAACGCATACGGCGGCGGCATGAGTTGCTATTTTACAGGGAGTTGTCAAAAATGTTTTTAGATGATATACGTAAACTCAAAGCCGCAATACGCCAAAACCCTGCCGAAGCGGTGGGGCTTGTTGATACGCTGTTTAACGAGTATCGCATTCTCGAGATTGTGCGAATGAATTACGAACGAATAGGTTCAACTGAAGCGGTGCGGGTGTACGAAATGATACTTGATAAGTACGAGCAAAAAGCCGCGTTCCCGTCGGTCGGCTTCGCATCAGAAATAATTATGGCTATTATTCGACGTATCGCAGGCAGACCCGAGATAGCAAGTAGGATAAAAAACGTGAGCGATAATTTAAAAACATCGGTACGTACTAAACTACAGGAAGCGATGAAAACCACGCTTGCCGCGCGTAGTATCGCAGCACTGTTTACAGCGGATTTTGGACGTGAACGAGCATTGCGAATAGTACGAACCGAAACGACGATCATTTTTAACGAAGCAAGTATAACAGGAGCGAAGTCCACAGGCGTACCGCTAAAAAAACGGTGGCTTGCTGGTTCAGATGCACGGACAAGGGATTCACATCTCGAGATGAACAACAAAACCGCTATTCCCTTAGATAGTAGGTTCCAAGTAGGACAAAGCGAAATGATGCAACCTGGCGACGCGGCGGGGGGAGCAAAAGAGGTAGTAAATTGCAGATGTACGATGACGTACGAGTTAGATAGAGTTTAAAGGTGTCGAATTCGAGAGGTTTAAAAAGAAACAACCCGACAAAATCGGGTTGTTTGCTTACAAAATAATCTAACTATTTATCATGAAGTCCAAAACAAATCGGTAGGACTTACATGTACTAAGTACAATGCCTTAAGTTCTTAATCTTTTTCAAAACAACCCCTACCGAACCCGATAGGGGTGTAACCCAAATTTAACCTCTAAACATTTACCTGCTACGAAAAAAAAACTACTCTCAAAAACTCTTCGCGTGTAACGGGCGCATAGGCGGGACGACCTAACTTTTTTCTCACTTGATTCAACTTTCTCCAGCCGCTTCGAACATCTGAATAATTCATTATCTCTGCAACCTCTTTCCCGCTTATTCTCTTCATATCTCTACAATTCTCTACAAAGGTAAAAAATAGTTTTGAATTATAAGTAATTTTAATAAAAAAAAATATGTACAAAGCAGGCACATTCGCATTTAAGGACTACGATTCGCAAAAACGAGTTGTTACCGGTATGTTGTCGGCGTTTGACAATATCGACTCCGATAACGATATAATCCGCAAAGGCAGCTATGAAAGTACTATTAGACAACGAGGGCCACAAGGAACAAAGCAAATTAAATACCTACTCGACCATGACACCAAAAAAGCGGTCGGTGTGTTTAACGTGCTTAAAGAAACAGACGAGGGACTTTATTACGAAGCCACAATCGGAACCCACAGCTTAGGAAAGGATTACGCCGAAATGGTCGAGTCGGGAATTATCACAGAACATAGCGTTGCAATTAACGTTACCAAATCCACGATGTTACCGGGCAACATTCGCGAAATTAAAGAAGTGACTCTTTTCGAAGGTTCGGGCTTGCAATTCTTAGGAGCCAATTCAAATACGCCAATCTTGGGCCTTAAATCTGAAACGGACGTATTAAAGGAAATCGCAAAATTAGAGCAGGCTTTAAAGTCGGGCAACTTCACAGACGAAACATTTGTAAACGTAATCATACCGCGATTAGACGCGCTTAAAAATAGTATAACACCAGAAGCAGTACATTTCAAAAACTTTTTAAATACATTGTAAAATGACAGAAGAATTAAAACCCTTAATTGAATCTAAATTCAACGAATTAAAAGCAGAAATTGCAAAAGCTGAAGCAAAAGGTATTTCAGCTGAGGAACTTGCGAAAAGCGAACTTGGTAACTTAGCTACGCAATTTGCTGAGTTAAAAAGTCGTGTAGATGGTCACGCAGGCAGTTTGGACAAAGTAGGCGAAGCGCTTAAAAACGGTCTTCGTATCGAGGAGAAGCAAAAAACGTTTAGACAAATCCTTACTAAGTCTTTAAACGAGCAAAAGAACAATTTGGATTCTTTTTTAGCTGGGAATCAAAAAGCTACGACCAATATCAATATCGATTTGAAAGCGGTTGCTGACATGTCACAAGGAAACATGGCAGGGGGGATTGGTTCATTTGATAGAACGTATCAAAATGAAATCATCTTCAATCCGTTCCAACGCCTTCACATCCGTCAGTTGATTCCTGGTACGGCGTTAACTACTGAGTCGCTTGTTTACCCTAAATTAACGACAAAAGAAGGAACACCTGCAATTCAAACAGAGGGTGCGCGTAAAGCACAAGTTGATTATGACTTCGCAGTAGTTACAGAATCACCTGTAACAATCGCTTCATTTGCACGTGTGACAAAACAAATGCTTCGCGCAATGCCACAGCTTTCGGCGTTCATACAAACGCAAATGATCGAGGACTTGTTGATTATCGAGGATGCCGAATTGCTTAACGGCCCGGGCGGTTCAAACCGTTTGAATGGTATCCGTACACAAGCGTCTGCGTACACTCCTACTGTCGGAACAATCGCAGCGAGCGCAGGAGCAGATGTGTACAATCGCTTAATTAACGCAATTGCGCAATTAAAGCAATTAAATTACCAACCAAACGGTATCTTGTTAAATACGCTTGATTTCTCGGAGTTGCTACAAACAAAAACAAGTGCGGGTGAATACACTTATCCATTCTTGACTGTTAACGCAGCAACAAACAGCATTAACATTTACGGCGTTCCGGTTATTGAGTCAACTTCAGCATCTTTACCAGTTGGTAACTTTGTTGTAGGGGATTGGAACCGCGCGAACTTCCTAACAAGAGAATCGTTAACAGTAGATATTAGCTACGACGATGCAACTAACTTCACAGACAATAAGGTTACTTTGCGTGTTGAGGAGTCTGTAGGCTTAGCGGTGTATCACCCTCAGGCATTCTTGAAAGGTACAACTGTAGCACCTGCACCATGACAAAAATTGAAATCCTTGTGACCGGACAATCTCGGTCACAGGGGCTTCTTTTAGTCGGTGAGGTAAAAGAAGTACCTATGGAAGTAGCAGAATACCTAATAACTCACAATTACGCGAAAAAAGTAGATGAAAGTAGTACGAACGATAACGGGGACGGAGCCAGTGACGCTAGAACAACTCAAGCGACATCTAGGGTTTCCTCAAGCCGCAACCGAAAGAGATAGCGACCTTCAGGGCTGCTTAACAGCGGCGCGTGAAATGGTTGAATCTTATTGCGGACGGTATTTCGTAAAGTCTACTGTTTCCGTCACGTACGGGGCAATCGCTAAAGTTGCTTACCTTCCTTACTATCCTATTATATCTATTACGACCGTGCCAGAAGGCATGGTTTTGGACGTTGTAACGGGGCGTATCGAAGGAGAATACGAGTCTGGGCAAACGGTTGTCTATGTAGCGGGTTATGAGAATGGTGTGCAGCCTTACGCGGCAAAACAAGCTATCTTGCAATGTGCTGCTGAACTATACGAGAATCCATCTGGACTAGCGGTCGGTACACCGATTTGGAAGCATACAGCGAAATCAGTACGTTCAATATCTTTTATACAGTAATGCAAAAACTTAGAGAATTAATACGTGTAATCACTCAAACACCGACTAAAACAGCATCGGGCGGGTTTACTACGATTAATTCTACAAAGTTCGACACTTTCGCAGCGGTAAAACCTAAATCCTCAAGACGTGTTCTCGAGAGTGGGGCGGTTGCGTTTGTGGATTACTTTGAATGCATTATCCGTTACATGGATGAATACCAAATCATACTTGGCGACCTTATCGAGTATAAGGGATTGCTATACGACGTGACAGCGGTAATTAATAAGGACGAAAGAAATCGACTTGTAACCTTCACAATGGTAAGACATGGCATCTAAAACAATCGCGCAATTCCTTCGCAAACTCGATAGGATGAGAGAAGGTGTAATACAAGAAGCTGAATACGCGTTAGTAGATAGGACGTACAAGATTCACGCAAAGGCATCAAGAAGAGCGCCTTTAGATACAGGAAAGTTACGACAAAGCATACAAGCAAGGATTTCACCGGATAGGCGAAACGGGTTCGTAACAGCGGGTAACATCTCAGACAATTCGCAAAATTACGCGGCATTTGTCGAGTTTGGAACAGGAACGAAAGTTAGCGTACCAAAAGGATTTGAAGCGATGGCGATTCGATTTAAGGGAACAAAGCGTATAATAGGAATGAGGGCGCAACCGTATTTGATACCGCCGTATTTATTAGAGCGGGAGCATTTGTTAAACGATATAAGACGAATAATAAGAAATGAAGTGGGCAGGCCATAAGATACGCACAGGGCTGGTAAGTAAGCTAAATCCAATCGTACCGACGTATGATATGAAAGTTCCCGTTTCTTTGCGTAACGGTGTGTTTTGCATAATCGCAAATTACAGCCAGACGAATGAGGACACGAAAGATAGCTTCATGGGGACGGCGACGCAAAACCTAGAGTTTCATAAAGTCGTACAAGGTCAGTTTGGGGATAGGACGGACATGGATATTTTAATAGATTCGTGTCTAACCGCTTTGCGACCTTTGTCAAATACACCATTACTTACTGCTCAAGACTTCACGATTATTGGCATTCGTCTTATAAACAGCATTGACGATTTACAGGAGAATAACGGTGAGTTACATTACGTAAATATTCTTACCTTTGAGATAGATTTTGTACAAAATTAAACTATAAAAAATTATGGCAGTATTTAACGCGACAGACGCGAAACTTTACAAGACAGGCACGCCTGACCAACTTATCACTAAAACACGTACAGCATCTTTCAATCTTTCCGCTGCAACAATCGACGTCACTACAAAAGACTCGAACGGATGGAGAGAAATTTTGATGGGCTTAAGACAAGCGTCTGGAACAGTGGAAGGCTTGGTTGATTATGCAGAAGGCTTGACCGAATTAAATGTAGATCAGCTTACGGCTGCGTTTATGACAAAAGAAAAACTTTCCCTTAAGTTCAAACTTGCATCCGCGACAGTAGGCAGCGAAATCATTTCGTTTGATTGTTTCATTACATCGCTACCAAGGACATTCAACATGGAAGAAGCTGCTTCTTTTTCGGTTGATTTTGAAGTAACGGGCGCTCCTACATTTACAACGGTAACAGTATAATGAAAGGACACTTAGAAATAAAAATTGGTGAAACGTCGATAGATTGCTTATTCGGCATGACATCGCTTTTGGACTTTTGTACCGAAAAGGGCATACCTTTCTCGGATATTGCAAAGGTCTTGAGCGCGGACAATGAGAACATGTTTCAAGATATGTATTCCGTGATTTATCATGCTCACGTATGTTATTCCGATTGGAATGACATTGCACCAAAACTCTCACGCCGTAAAATCCAACTCCTTTGCGACCAGGGCGATATAAAGGCAATCTTTGAAGGTGTTGTCGCTGCTATGTTCGTAGGGATTGAAAATTTAGTCGGTGAAAAAAAAAGTTAGATAATAGTAGTCAGCAACTTTCTGCGCGTGACGTGCTACTCTTTTGCTATGGTGAATTAAACCTAAAGCCGAAGGAGTTAGCACGTCTTGTTTTTTCAGACTATATGTTACTTGCGGAGGGTTATCAACGGCGGGAGTTGAACGAGTGGCGGAGGGTTCGTGAACTTATGACAATGATTCATAATACATCGATGACGGTAAAAAACACAAAAACATCTAAGGAATTGTTCCCTTTGCCGGATGAAATTGACGGAAAAGAAGAGGAAATAAATGAAGCCGAATTTGTATCTTTGTTGAAACAGAGCGGCGCAAAAAGAAATACTATCACGGCTGAGGAGGCTAAAAAACTAGGATTTTAATGGCACAAGAAGTATTACAAGTAAAACTCACACTCGACGGCAAAGAGTATGAGTTGGGAATGAAACAAGCCGAAAAGAGTACAGCTAACTTCATGGACAAGGTCGAGTATCTTGGGGAAAGATTGTCTGTAGTTTTAACAGCACCGCTTGCACTAGCTGGGTTTCAAAGCATGAAAACAGCGATGGACTTGGAAGAGTCTTTTAATAAAGTAAATGTAGCGTTTGGTAAAGCAGCTGACGGCGTAAAGCAATTCTCGGAAACGACCGTTGATGCGTTTGGTATCTCACAAGGCGCGGCGCTAGATATGTCTGGAACCTTTGGAGATATGGCGACTTCAATGGGTATTAGCCAAACAGAAGCTGCGAAAATGGCGACTAGCTTAGTTGGACTTGCAGGGGATTTAGCATCTTTTAAAAACATACCTATTGCGGAGGCGGTAACGGCTTTAAATTCTGTATTTACGGGCGAAACCGAGTCTTTGAAAATGCTTGGTGTCGTAATGACAGAGGTAAATCTAAAAGCGTTTGCACTCCAAAAAGGCATTACGAAGAAATACGAAACGATGACAGAAGCTGAACGCGTTTTGCTTCGTTACAATTTCGTACTAGAAAAAACACGTAATGCACAAGGCGACTATGTAAGAACATCGGACGGAGCGACAAACGCAACCAGAACGATGCAGGAGCGGTTTAAAGAGGTGACGGGGAATTTGATGAACCAAGTGCTACCTATCTACACGCAGCTAGTTTTAAAGGTTAACGACATCTTGAAATCCGTATCTGAACTTTCACCCGAAATGAAACAACTCATTGTGATTATTGGCGGTATCGTTGGGGTAGCGGGGCCGGTAATGTTAGCGATTAGCGGTATAAGTGCAGCTGTCGGCACACTTGGCGCGGCGGCATTACCAATCGCAGGGATTGTGATGGGGATCACGACGGCACTTGCATTACTTTTCGAGCATAAAGCAAAGATAGATTCTGTCGCCGCTGCAACAATGAGCATGGAAGATGCTACGCGAAAAGCCAACTTACAAATACAAACGCAAACAGACAAAGTACAAAGTTTATTAGAAGTACTTAGGAACGAAAAATCTACACAAGAAGAAGTAAATAAGGCAAAAGCTGAATTAATAAGTATAAGTCCTAAATTCCAATCAGCCTTAGAAGGTTCTAAAATAGATTTTGAAAAACTTGCAGATGCAACAAGCGACTATGTAACCGAACTGCAAAAAGTTGCGCGGGCTGAGGTGTTACTTGAGCAGCAACGCAAAAACATTGCATTGCAAGAACAAGAAAGATTAAATCCAGGTGCTTCTTTGTCGTTATTGCAAAAAGGAGAAATGTTCTTAAAGAGCGGTTTTGGGCTGGGTGTCTTGGGTAATTACGCGTCTAATGTAGCAGTAGCATCAAACGACATTGTAAAAAAGCTACAAGAAACAAATAAAAAGATTGGTAAGCAGTTACAAGCAATCGGCAAAACAATAACAGGCACAACGACAACGGACACAGGAACAGGCGCCACGGGAATAGAAAGCATCGGCGGCGGTACACAAGGCGACGGCGTAAACAAAGACGCAGGTACAATTCAGTTTGGGCAAAAGTTCCTAAAAGGCATACAAAAGATGAAAGACGACGTTGAGATAGCTTATTTTGACGCGTTAAAATTCGTACAAAACTTCAAAGACTCGAAGCTGCAAGGCCTTACGCTTGAGGGTTTCTTTGTTCGTCAACTACTTAGCGGGGGAACTGAGGTGCAATTTGTCGGGGATGGTTTACCAGCTACATTTCAAAAAGTCGAGGACAATATCATTAAAGGGATGGAAGGAAGGATTCAAAACATTCAGAATGGTATAAGGAACTTTTCACATAAAACAATTTCTGCTTACCGCCAAAGCATTTACGACCTTACAGAAGCGATGGAAAAGGAACTATCTAAATCCGTCGAACAGGTATTTGAACTTGGCTTGGAAAGCGCGGCATTAAGTATAGAGGGTATATTTACGCAAATCTTCGGCGGTGAGTTTGACTGGAAACAAGCAGCGGCGGGAATGTTGAATGGGCTTGCAAGTATTATGCAAGAACTTGGAAAACACATGATTACGCTTGGTATGGCCAAAGAAGCGTTCAAAGTTGCATTGAAAGATATGTTCGGCGGCGGCGTTGGCTTGATTGTGGCTGGGGGTGCATTGATAGCGGGGGCCGCAGCAATACGCGGTTATTCAAACTCTATATCGCAACGTTCCACAGCGTCCACAGCAGGTTCTGGAGGTAGTAACTTTACCGCTCCTACATTTAACGTACAAGGGAGCTTAGTCGCCAAGGGGACGGATTTAGTCGCAGTAATAAACAATACTAAAAATTTATACGGTGCATGAAAGGATTAAAGTATTTTGCAGAGTATTCCGATTTCGACGGGCATGAATACAAAATAGAAATTTGGGTAGAGGGTTTTACAGGCGTTGCAACCGAGGTCACAGCAGGCGGTAATCCCGTAACGATAGACAAGAACAAGGACGTTTCTGAAACTTACTTGGGCGGTATCGTGCCGACCTTTTACCGTTTCGAGTTTGTAACGAACACGAACTTCTCGACACGCGTATTTGATTCTGAAAAATACGGTGATGTAGTGATACAGCATTACAAAGGCACTAATCTACAGTTTAACGCAATCGTTCAGCCGTTTGTTGGTATGGAACAAGACCTACCAGATGGTCTTTCGGTTTTTACGTTATCCTGTGAATGCGGGCTGGAATATCTTAAAAACAAGAAGTTTGCCAATCCGTCTGATACAAATGTACGGCTTATCGACTTGGTTCAAGAAGCGGTTGATTTAATTCCTTACGTTGAGAAGTTCGGGTTCAAGGTATTTGACAATACTGCGCTTTATAACGGCGTATCGCGCATAAACTCAAACCAAAACTTCTTAGAAGCTAGAATAAATAGAAAGACGTTCACGGATTATACGTATTACGATGTTCTTCTAAACTTAGTCGCGAATAGGAACGAAATTTATTTTGATAATGGGTATTGGTGGGTTCGGAACTTATCGGAACTGTCTGAACTTTACACGACTAGCAATACAGGGACGCTTGTAACCTACGACGAAAATGGCGACTTCCTTACTTCTATTCCTAATTACCGACCTAGTAAGTCGATTATTAGACAAGCAGGTGGGTCATTCGGAAAGTTGTTTAGTCAAAAAAACGTGGTTGTAAAACGGATTGAACCTGAGCGAATAAACTACGTTTTGAATGGTTCGTTTGACCAAGGTTCAACAAACTTTGTGCCGAACAACTGGACGGCAGGCAGCGAAGCATTTAGCAGCGTATTGGGCGCGGATTTCTTCCGTTTCGTCGAGTCTGTTTATACGCCTACCTTAACGAGCGATAACGCCTATATCCAATCTACTGCGATTACGTGGGAGCCGTTCGGTGCGTTGTTTGCGTCCCCCGTTCGCGAGCCGCAAAAGCTAACTTTTCGTGCAAACGTCGAAACTGGTACGGGAATAAGTGCGTGTCGTTTTCAAATTATTGCAACAATCGGAGGTTCGCCGTTCTATTTAACGTCAGATTTAGC